GGTGGATACCTTGCGCAGACGCCCTGACCATGTGGCCAGCTTCAGTGGCGTGACAATCCGCAGATCATCGGTGCCAGCGTCAACTTCTGCTTGGGTGGCAAGCTCAGCAATGCCAGCGGTGGTTTCACTAGCAGCGGGTGCCGCTGCTGCAAACGATGTGAAGATAACGTTGTTGGTATCAATTACGCCGTTGATTTGCGTTTGGCGCCAAGTTGTACCAGCGTCGGTGCCTTCTTCAACCGTGATGATCGCCTGTTCCAGCTCGGCAAACGTGCTGGCATCCAGTGAACGGGTCAGCGCTGTGGAGGCGCCATTCCATACATAAATGCCGTTTTGGCTTTGCGTGGATTGGTTGCGGACCAGCACCCGGTCCTGCGATGCCATCGTGATGCCATCAATCGTGGCACCAGGACTGCTTAGGTTGATATTGCTTTGGGTACCGACGCGGGCACTATCTTTCCAAGCCAGACCTTCAACCGCAGAATCCACGTAGGACTTGGGTACGGCGTCGCCTGCTGCGGTAGGCGTCGGAACGTTAATGACCTTCGACGTGCTTTGCAGGTCGATGTCTGTAAAAAACTTACGAGCCATATCAGATCAGGCGAGCTAAGCCAGCGGATGCTGGACTCAGTGTAACAACGGTTTGATTGACAGTTGGATGTGCCACCTCGCCGTCGATTTCTTGGCTGCCAGCATCCAGCAATTCAACAGATGGTCTAAACCCAAGGTTGTGGTTGATTGTCCATGTCGTTGCTGGTGCTGCTTGGACATATTCAAAAGCTGTTCCAGCATCACCCTTAGGGCCTTGCGGACCAACCGTTGTTGCGGTGACAGTATTGGTAACAGGAACCGTAACGACGGTGGAACTGCCGTCACCTTCAGTAACAGTGACTGTATTGGTAACTGAACTGACAACGACGCTGGTCATGCTGTGTAACCTTCCGACACGTAGATGATGCCTTCAAGGTAATACTCCTTTAGGCCACTGGGATTTGTGAGCAATACGTCGTAATACGCTTCATCAGGCAGCGTTGCCGCTTGACCGCTGGTCAATGCAATGGCAATGGTGCCCGTGCTGCGGTTGGTGTAGGTGACCGTGAAATCAGCGTATTTTGTGGTACGCGTCTGGTTCCATGCTTGGGCCGCAGCAGTCCAGCCGGTCAGGTTGATTGCAGTGCCGGTGCTGTCTTTGAACTGGAGCGTGACACTGTAATCCGCCCGGCGTTGCAGGCTGATGTTGTAAGTGCCGGGTGCTATCGCCATAGCAGCAGTCTAGCCTTTACCTTGGCCACGGCGCTTCTTACGGCCATGGTTAGGACGTGACCGTTTGCCTTGGCCTTGATTGGTCAATTTCGGTGGACCAGGCTGGTGGCTGATGTGTGCTGCACCAGCTTTTGCGCGGACTGCCATTAGTAGCAAATCATAAGGGTGCCATCGGACTTGCGGTAAATGTCACCGGCAACAAGTCCGCCACTGGTTGCAGCAGCATTATCGGCATAAGTCGGAGTATCGGCAATGTTGACAATTCCAGTGGATTTAATTTGCATCCGAGCGACAGAAACAGTTGAGCCAGATGGAGTCGTTCTGAATTCTAGGCGTCCCGGCATTGAAGCAGAACCGGGAGTGCCGTCTACAACAGAAGAAATAGTAGCTGCGTCAATAAAACTGCTAACGCCGTTTGCGCCACGGAATTGAATAAAACCTATTATATCATCGTCCGCAACAATAGCATTTGTGCCCAAAGTATTATTTCTTGATCTATCAATTGTAATAAGAGCAAGTCCTGCCGTTGTATAAGCACCAACTCCAATTCCAGGAGCTGCAAAAGAACCAGCGCCTGCTGTGTATAGGCGTTGCGAAACAACATTGCTGTATTTAGTAGAAGCACCAATTAAAAGCGTGCCAGAGCTGTCGATGCGCATGGCTTCAACGCCGCCTTCAGCAAAGGCAAGTGTGTCTTCTCCTGGATTAAATACTCCAGTATTAGGGTCACCATCAAAACTAAAACTTGGCGCTGCCGCCGAACCTGCCGGTGCGCTGGCAAGCAGTTCGCCGTAGGTGATCTTCTTGTTCTTATCGGCTGCCAGAGCCTCACTAATGTCAACGATGGGCAACAGGTCACCCGTTGCTGGTGCTGTCAGCGCTGTCAGATCCGAAATTCTGCGGTTAGCCATGGGAATCTCTGTGTAGTGGTAGGTTAGCCTTCAATTCCCAGCAGTTCCTTAAGTTCCGCCACGGTTAGGCCGGACTGCGCAAGCTTTTCAGCAGGCGACAGCACGGCTGGTGGTTCAGGTGGTGGCAAGATTTCAACGTTCCATGCCCCATTCCTAAACACCGCAACCTCAGGATCTGCTACTTCAGGCGGTGTAACAGTTGTGGCGTATGCCGGGATCAGAAAAACGCCAGGTTCTAGCGGTGACTCGTCGGCAACCCCTTTGGCATAAAGGATACCAGTATCAGCAATGTAGTGGTAGATATTCATGATCAGAATTTAATGCAGGCCAGAAGAGCAATGTTGCGGGGGCGAGTTTCGGTGCCGCCGGTACTACTAGTACCAGTAGTAAAAGTGCCTCCGCTATAATAGGCAACCGCAAGGCTACCACCACTACCAGTCTTCTCAGTACTATTGTAATTTGTAAATGTATGCGTATGATTCCTAAATAAATCTGCCTGAGTACTGCCAAGTGCTCGTCCACTATCCACACCACGGCTATCATCCCAGCCACGCATAAATTCGCCCCTTAGGTCGGGCACGTTAAACGTGGTGCTGCCATCGCCTACGCCAAACGTGGTCCCAATTGCCGCAAATAAAGTTGCATAGGTTGTCCGACTTACTGCCGCACCATTGGCTTTAAGGTATCCAGTTGGGGCCGACGACAATGCAACAAGAATAATCTGGCCTGTTGGAATGCCACTCGGGTTAAAACCAGCTGGATCCAAAATGCCCTCTGTGATCCAATCAGTGTTGGATCCGTTTCGTATTTTCTTGACCGGTGGATTGCTGCTGGTATCAACCCACGGCTGGAATGCCACGGTTACGGTCGGTGCGGTGTTGCCGCTGCTTTGGCTGTAGAGCGCGGCAAGGTTGTCGTTGATGTCTGCGCGAACGCTTGGAAACGTTGCGTTTTGAACTACTTGATCAGATTGAGCCATTAGAAGGCACGTCCGTAGCCAACGGCATTGTAGGTAAAGTTTACCACCTGTCTGCTGCCGCCTTGTAGAAACTCAACGTTAAAGCCAGTGCGGGTCAGGTTTGTGATTTCTGCGTGTGTATTCGCTCCAATCGATAATGCCGTAACACCAACGCTAGGTAGCAGGGTGTAATACGGATCGCCAACGGTCACCGCCTTATAAAAAGCGTTGGGGAATGTGATCGAAGTGACGGCACTGCCGCTGCTGGTTTGTGTGGTCAGGCTGGTGGTGACGCGTCTAGTCAACTCCAATGCTGCGCCAAGCTCGTCGATAGCAACGCCGATCAGCTCTGTCTCGGTGGTCAAGATGGCCTTCACCTGAACGCCACGGCCACGGATCATGCCACTGGCGAATTCAGTCCATGGTCCCCATGTTGGCGATCCGGCTGGATCATCTGGCGTGGTACGCACATAGGTTGCGACATTCACCTGGTCAGCAACCGTACCATCAAAGAAGCCAGATTGCTCGTCAAAATTGCTAGTTATGTTGTCAAATACTGTATTAAAAACAAGAGGACGGCTGACGATGTAACGCCTGATCCTGAAGTCATACACATCACCAAGGTCAAAGGCGTCTTTGAATTGGTATTCAGCACCGCAATCACCTGCGCAGTAGATGGTTTCCCAGTAATTTGGGGCAACATAAAGATTAGGTGTTAATACAAGTGCTGTTTCGCCCGCATCATAAACACAGTTTGTTTTTGTTCCGCTGAACGGTGTGGCAAGACTTTGCTCCGCCCATTCTTTTGCTGCAATGCGCGATTCTGGCTCTGGCAGAACAACCTCAACACCGGTTGCTATTGTTGAGCGATTACCAAGAAAGTCCTCAAATTTTAACAAGTAAGTGCCAGGCAGCAACGGCACTTGCTTTTGCGTGGAACTACCAGCTACCGCTTGCACAATATCATTGCTGCCGTTCCAATCGGCGTTAGCCAGAATTCGTGGATCATGGCGAATAATAACTCGACCACCAACCTGCACGTCTAATTCTGGTGCTTGTTTCCAGGTAAGGATCACCATATCCTCGCCAGTTGCAATAGCGCTGAGATCTTGTACGTCTGATGGCGCTGCACCAAGGCCAGCCACGTTGTACTCGGCTAATGCTGGCTCACTGAACAAGATGCCAGAAGCGCTGATACTGCTTACTTGGATTTGATAGTTACCAGTTTTTGCATCAAGAATATCAAAAGTGGTACCTTGAACTGTAACCGTAGTGAAGTTGTCATTTTGGTAGCGATATTTAACACGAAATTTTTTAATGCCTTTTGGCGCAAACCAACCAAAAGTAATCTTGACGGCGATGCGTCCGTTGAGTTCGTACTGGACTTCCGGTCCTACTTGGTTGCCGGGTTGTGGCGTGCTGACAACCGTAAGTTCGCTGGGTTGGGCAGGAATCTCGTTGAGGTTTGTGGTGTCCCTAAATTCAAGAGGTACACCATCTTCAATGTATGCGTATTTGCTTTCATTATGCGCAATGGCTGTAATGCCGTAGTTAATGCCATCCGATTCATTAATACTTAGGACGCGCCAGGTAGATGCTTGAAGTGATGGACTTTCAAGAATCCAAATGCTGTTGACGTTAGGGGCCGAGCTAAATGGCAATGATACAGTCATCACATTACCGCTGATGCTTGCTACGGTCCGAGCTTCAACCGTGCCATCACCAAGAATAACTGATAATGTTGGTAAATTAGCGCTCCATAAAAGATTGCCGCTGGTTGTTGTGCTGGTAAAACTGGTAACCGTAAAAGAAAAAGTTGATTCGGTATTAACTGTATAGGCTGAATCAGTTGCAGTGCCGCTTGTAAAATCAAGCAACACAGAGGCGCCAACCGTTAGATTATGCGCTGTTGATGTTGTGACAGTAATTGTTGTCCCAGTTTGGGTATATGTAGCTTCTTGTGTTAGATCAGTTACGTTGTCAACAGTGATTTCTGTGGTTGTTGCCGCTGCAATGCGGCCAGCACTACGTGATCCAGCACGAACTGGATCTGAAATCAGGATGATTTGCCCAGGGCGCACCTGCTGACCGGCGTCAAGGCTGGATGCAAAGGTACAAACTTCCTTTTCGTAACGTTCAGAGAACAACAGCCACTTACCAATGCGATTGGCTTGGCCGCGACTGGTGCAGGCAAAAGCACTAATTTCAGCTTTGACCGCGCCATATTTAGCGATTGAGTCGGTGTCCTCAACCACTTCGTAGGCGGTATCCCGCAGCTTCAGATCAAGGTAGCTGACCACTGCAACGTTTGGTCTGATCTTTAGACTTGAGCCGCTATAGGAAAACCCTTCAGGCGTAACGTTTGCTTGGTTGAACAGATAGACAGGATCTGATGGTGCATCCTGCGCAATAGTCAGACTGCCGGTGCTCCAGAACGCTTGGCAGCGCATGATCGACAACAAGTCATTGACCAGCTTGTACGCCTCCTCTGCGGTTTGAATTGAGGTGTTACAACTAAAGCGTGCTTCTTGACCGCCAAAGCCATTATCAACTAAGGCGTTGGAGTATTTGCTGGCGGCAAAGAATGCCCACTTGTCAAGCTGTGCTGCGCTGATGTGATTGCCGAATCCATAACGGGTGCTGGTCAACAGATCCCACAAGATCCACGCGGGACATGATGTCCAAGTAGCTGCTGAGAATGTGCCGTTCCAAACAAAGTTTTCTGGATAGATAATGCGGCCAGTTGCCGAGTCCACCGTCGTCCCGTTTGGAATTTGAACTTTGATTCCCTTTATTAGATAGCTACGGGATGGAATGCTGTCGAACTGTTCTGCATCAACGCGGATACCAACTAATGCACTATTCGGATAAATTGGTTTCGCCCGAATAATTTCCGTGTAACTATTCCAGTTAAAAGCATTGGTCAACAGCGAATTGGTACTGTCATCGGTGATGCGGGTAACCTTGATGTCTACAATGTCTGACGGATTTGGCCGGGTCAAATTAATCAAATAATCTTTGCGGTATTCATCTGCCGTGCGGCCACTAATGGTGTCATCAATAACAGTTGTATAGCCACCGCCTTGGTACTGCACGGCGATTTGCAACTGCACATTGGCGCCTGATGTGTCGCCGTTGGTACTATCAATTTGTTGTAATGATGGAATTGCAACGGTGACGCGCACAGCATCGACATCAAGATCCGTGATGGTTCGAACCTGTGGCACAGCTTTAACAACCGTGATACCAACAGGTTTCTCGTCTTCAACACCACCACTTAACGGGATGTAAGTTTGATTCTGCGTTCCGTTGCGGGTGTAAATCGTAACGTCTTGAAAATTGTAACTACCGTCTGGATTTTGCAAAACGGTGTTGTTCAGGTATATCGATTTGAACCCATCTGCCAAACCTTGAATCTCACCTTCTGAAATAAGGTCGATGACGTTGGCGTACTGCCTTGAATCAAGGCTGTCTGGTGCGGTTGAAGGTGTGCGGCTACTACCGCCACCACCGCGACCACCGCCTTTGCCACCGCCGCCGCCACCGCCGCCGCCGGCACCCATGATCGTCATGCCTGCACCTGCACAGTGTCGGTGCCAGCAGAGATCACCACGCTGCCGACCAGCGTGAGGCCGTAGACACAAGGAACCGGCACACCTTGCCGGGATGTTTGTTGGATACCCGAAAAGTTATACGTTTTGCGTGGGTCGTTAACAGTGTCTGGCCCTTGCGGGATTTTGGGGACTGGGGTTATCAGTCCTGCAACACCCATAAGCGCCAAACTTGCACCCAAACCAAACAAAGTTGAACCAATTGCTGTAAATCCTGCTTTAGCTCCGGCAGCAACTGCCGCAGATGTTGCCGTGCCAACTCCTGGAATAAATGCTAATGCAATTAAGGCAACACCAAGAGCAATTTTGCCAATAGATAATCCTTTTCCACCCGCACCCGCAACCACTGGCACAATCTTGATGTCCTGCTGCCCAGCAGGATCGTGGATTTCGTCCAATCCCAAGTCGTAGGTGCCGACCGTCACGCGGTAATACTGATCGGCCATGTGTTGCTCAATGCCAGGGAAATTGGCCACCAGCATTCGCACCGCCTCGGCAGCAGTGGCCACATCGGCTTCGAGCACACGCCTGCCAATGAACTTGGCCAACTGCCCGTAGAGCTTGATTTTACGGAGCATGACGCAACCTCCTTCCGGTTACTTTAGCCAACCATCCACCGTACATGTCCCGACTGCTCAGACGACCTTGAATGTGATGGAGCACCATCCCATCGCCAATGTACACCGCGCAATGGTTCAAGCCGGGTGCATTGATTGACATCAGCAGTGCATCACCACGCTGCAATGGTTCGTCTTCTTTCAGCTCGCGGAATCCAGTTGCGGCCCAGCAGTCTTCAAACATTGGTGCGGCGAGAAAATCGGCTGGATCTGTTGGCCGTTGCCAGTCACGCAACACGATGCCTTGCTCGGCGTACCAATCACGGGCCAGTGTCCAGCAGTCTTGCACGGCCCATACCCACTGGCGACCAATCAATGGTGCCTTGTAACCGCATGGTGTGTAGGTGCCCCATGCTTTGGTCTTGGGATTGACGATGTGCCATGGCAGGCCACTGGCCTCAGCTGCCACCTTGTCTGCCTCACTGGCGATGGGCGGTGTTATCGGGTGGCTATGCACGATGGCGGCAATTTCGCCAGCATCCTCCGCAGCAGCGTAATTCTCGGGATCCAGCACGAACAGTTGCTCAGGATACCTAGCAAGGTTGCGGCATGGCCAGTAGCGTTCGCGGCCTTTGATCACCACGATCACGCCACACGACTCGCGGGGATCTTCGGCCTGTGCATGTTCCAAGGCAGCGTCTAACCAGGTCATGCAAAGTAGGTGCCAATGC